ATTATCTTATTTTGCTGAATTTTCTGGAATGAAACCTTATGAGTTTAGGGATTCTTTACTACAGCAATTGGCTCCAGAAATAGATAGAATCAGAGAATTAACTTCTGAAGAATATAGACAAGAAAAATTAAAACAAGAAAATGAGTATTTAAGTTCACAAAAAGAGACTGAAGCGAAATCTAGAGAACAAGAGCAAGCCCAATGGGAACTCAAAAAGGAAGTAGCTAATATTCAGCAAACTCTTAATGTGTCAGAGGCAGAATTTGAACAAGCTTATTATGCTTTGAAAGAATCAGATTACAAAGGTGAGATCTCTCCTTCAGTAGTAGGTGAATATATTCAATATAATAAATCCTACTCTAGAGCAGAGGAAATTTTAAACCAAGTTGATCCTAGTCTTTTAAAGCAGAGTGATTTAGTAGAATCTTTACAAGAGGAAATCTTTAAGTATCCAGATTGGACTGATCAAGATCTCAGAGAAGTTGTACAAAATGCTTTAGGGCTAGAACAAAAGAAAGCTTCACAATCTGTTTCAAATAAGGTCAATAGTGCCCCAAAGAAACAGGTAAAACAACAGGAAAGAGAGAAGGAACAGTATCTCTCTTTTGAAGATTTATAAACAGTTTAACTTAAGGAGTTAAAAATGGCTATTGGAAAATTTAATTTAAATGATGCCGGTGCTCTTTTTAAGATAAAATATGAGAAACTCTCAGAAAATATCTATAATTCTGCCAATGTTTTACTTGGTAGATGTAAAAAGAGTTATAATTTTGTAGGTGAAAAGATGAGAATTGCAGTACCCCAATCTTTTGCGGGTGGTGTTGGTTCAGGAAGTCTTCCTACTGCAAGTAAGGCAAAATATGGAAAAGCTGAAATATCAGCAAAAAAAGTATATGCTAGAGTAGAAATTGATAGAGAAACTATTAAGGCTGCTTTGAAAGATGAAGGATCTTTTGTTAGAGCTACTAAAGAAGTAGTTAAAAAAGGTGTAGAATCTTACATGAGAAACCTTTCTAGAATTCTTTTCAGTGATGGTTCAGGTAAATTAGGAGATATTTCTTCTGGTTCTGGCTCAGCAGATATGATTATTACTGATGCTTCTTTTAAGGAAGCTAATTTTGAAGAAGGTGATTTAGTAGATATTACTGAAACCGACGGATCAAGTAATGTTTCTGTTAAAGCTCAAGGTTTAGAAATTTTAGCTGTAGACCCAGACGCAAAAAAAGTTACTTTAAGTGCATCTGTTTCTGCTACTGGAGGATCTACTCTTACTTCTATATATATGCAAAATTCTAAAGATAATGACCCAGAAGGGTTGGCAGGAGTAATACAGAAAGCTTCTGGTGGTAAAAATGCTTATGGTATTACTTCAGATAGAAGATGGTCTTCTGTAGAAGAAAATGCTTTATCTGCTGCTGTATCAACGGATCTTTTAAATAAAGTAATGCTTTCTGTTGAAAAAAAGTGTGGTAAAGCACCTAACCTTATTGTTTGCTCATACAAGCAATATGAAAAAATTCTAAACTTACTAGAAGATCAAAAAAGATATACTGTTTCTACTAGAGCTGGTTTAAAAACTAAATCTGGTGCTGATGTATCTTTTTCTGGTGTAGAATTTATGTCATCTTCAGGTCCAGTAGGGATTTTTCCTGAAAGATTTTGTGATGATGATAAAGTGTATTTTCTTAATGATAACCACATCCATTTTTATCATAGACCTGACTTCGGTTGGTTTGATGATGATGGAACTGTTTTCTTAAGACATGCATCTGAAGACTCTTATGAAGCAAGATATGGCGGATATTTTAATATCTATATCAATCCTGCATTTCATGGGGTTTTAAAGAATCTTAGTGTATAAAAACTAGGTTTCTCCCTGCCTAGTTCCCCCTGCTTTTGCGGGGGGTTTTAGGGAGAATAACTTGTGTAAATAACCAAAGGAATAAAAAATGTTAAGATCACCAAAATCAACACAAAGAAAGATGAGACAATTAGAACTTGTTCTAGATGAAGGTTCTGCAAGTATCAATGGAGATATAAGTGCAAAATTAAGTGGACCTGCTAAAAAACAAGTTAAATCTATTACTTGTGATTCATCTACAAAAATTGTAGAAATGGAGTTAAACCAACCATTTGCAGCTAAACCATTAGTTATTAGAAATAATGCTGATAGTATTGCTCCCGGAGACAGGAAAGGTGGTTCTGGTGCAGATCAGATTAGATTTACTATTGATAATGCAGGATTAGAAACACATATTCTAATCGTTGGATCAGATATTACAGAGCAATATTAAGAAGGAATAAGGCATGTCGTCTAATGATAAAAGAGATTTAACAACTAAAGCGAATGATGGCGCAGTTTCTGATGGAAAAGGTAAGGGTGGTGGAGTTGATATTACAGGAGATGTAGTAACTTTACCTCCAAACGCAACAGATGTTATATTTACAAGCGTATGTGATAGTTCTTTAAGTGGAGTTGTTGATGCAAAATTAGAAATGTCTTATGATAAAGAAAATTGGTGTCCGGCGGTAACTGAAGAGTATGCTGCTGGTACATCTATTACAGGATGGGGAAACGCAAGATATTTAGATACAATTCCTGGCACAGGTGTTAAAAAAAATAAATATTGCCAAGGTAAAAAGACTTATGATACTTCAGGTAATCCTGGAGGCTCCGCTAGGGACGTATTATATAATTTTATGCAAAAAAATAAGCCATTTAACATTAATTGGTGGCATAAATCGGAGACAGTACCTAGTGCTACAGATACTGGTTCTGCTTTTAAAAATCAAAAAATGGTTGCAGTATATAATGAGCATTATGATTCTGATGGTCATCAACAATACTTAAAAAGCCCAACAGGCGTGACTAATCAAACAGTAGATTTTGATGGTACAAAAAATTGGTCACTATCAGGGTTTATGCAATTGGCTGACAATTACACAGATGCAAATGGATTATTTTTTACATACTTACTAAATAGCACTGTTACTTGGTTCAGAATGGAATTAAGCTCTGCTGGAATTATAAAGCTTTCTGTCAGGGTTTCTGGAAATGATCCCTATATAGAATACCAAATTCCAAGTTATACTGCTTCAGATCAAAAATGGATCAATTGGTGCATAACTCACTCAACAAGAACAGATAATTTATCAGAATTTTATGATAATTTAAATTTGTATGTAAATGGAGTTAAGGTCACAGCATCCAATCAAAGTGGGGCAAGTGCAGATTTAACAACTGGGGCAATAATGGACCCAGGCTCTGTTTCTGAATATATAATTGATAACTCCAGTATTGATGCAACTTATTCAGACCATACTATTTGGGATAAAGAATTAAGTGAGTCAGAAGTTTCAAGTCTTATTTGGAATGGAGGCAAACCTAAAAATTTAACATCTCACATCTCTACAGACTCTACTCCAGGATTAAAAAACTGGTACTGGATGGGAGATGGTTATGATTTAAGTAATACATCTAATGTAGATTCTATTCATGGAACTACAAAGTATATTTATGACATGACTGGAAATGGGATGCATCTTGTCCCAGAAAGAAATGGGACTACAACCTGGTCAGGAAATGGAGATGCTACAAGACCTACTGGGGTTTTAAATCTTACATCAAGTACACCAGATCAAAATATGAAAGTAAGTTTTACTGGAGATATTTTTCACTCCAAGATGGGCGCGGACAAACCTTTTTCAGTAAATACGTGGATTAAAAGTAATGAGCAACCTGCAGTCTCATCAACTCAACTTTTTGGTGTTACAAAATACCTAGACTGCAATAATGAAACAAACAAATCAGCAAGCTTTGAGCAAAGAATGAGGACTGATTCTATTTTTTGGGATTCAAGTGCCTCAGCTACTTTATTTAAACCCAATGGAAATTGGTCCATATCTTTTTGGTTCAAATACACAGACAGTGATACATATGGAATAATTTGGGACATGAGAAACCCTGATGATGCAAACAAGAGAATTATTTTATATACAGGAAACTCAGGAAGCTATTTATATCTTTTTGCTAGACATGGCTCAGGTAGTGATTATGCACAAATAAATTATGGTTCTACTGCAAGGGCTCTTTTACTTGATGGCAGCTGGCATCATGTTGTAATTACCAATGCAGCTTCTTCAAGTTCTACAAATGGGACAGTAGGTAGCACTACATCAAACATGAAATTATGGATTGACGGAGTATGTAAAGATGCAAGTTACACAGCTACAATGGGGAACTGGACTACCACAGCAGATAATCTGCGCATGACTTTTGGACATTCTGGATCTGAATCTCTTAGTATGAATAATTATTACCCAATGGATCATGGTTTATCTAATGTATCTACGTGGACAGTAGACTTAGGTTCAGACATAAGTGGAACTTCTTCAGCAAAAATTTCTGCTTTATATAATTCAGGAGATCCAACTGATTTAGCAAATGAAACAGGACTTTTGAACTGGTTTAGATGTGGAGATACTGCAGGAGATAATTTATATGATGCTTCAGATGCAACCAATGCATATTTAAGAGATAGTAAAGGAACTGCAAAATTAATACCTGAAACTACTACAAATGGAACTACATTTTCACAAGGCTGGTCAAATACTTCATATGGAACTTTGGCAGATGCATCTTCTGAAACAATAGCCGTAGCAACAACATATTCATATACAGACAATTATCTACCTGTGCTTTTTAATAATGGTGCAAAAAATACTGTGCCCGCAGTTCCGTCAAACACAAAGTACACAGAACTAACTGGGACTACTACAAATTATAAAATTGAAATGGGTGCCCAGGCAGATTTTAATGATGGTGGTGACAACTTTTGGTTTGATAGAAGAACATCAACCTTTACAATTAGTTGGTGGATGAATGTACCATCTATAACTACATCAACTATTCATGATATTGTTTTCAGTCCCGGACATGCTTATGATACATCTCCTGGCGTAGGGCAGTGGAAAGGATTTCAAGTATCATTTAGACAAAGTAAGTTGTGGTTATGGTGGTTATCTAGTGGCTCATCCTATGGGTACCTAGATTACACTACAACTAATTTAGGAATTAGCACAGATGCTTGGCACCATTATACTGTTACCTATGACGGACCTCAGTTAATACTAGATGCAGCAGATGGTCTTTCTGGTCCTGACATAGTTAATAATATGAAATTATATGTTGATGGCTCTTTAGTTACCCCTAGTGCTCAGGTTACTAGTAGTACTTGGTTAGATGACACCACGTCAGACACCTCCTCAACTGGAGAATTTAGATTAGGATATCCGGCAAATGGATATCACCAAGGTCAAGTTGGGAAATATGATGAGGTTGCTATTTGGAAAAAAGTACTTACTGCAACCCAAATTCAAAATGATTTATATAATTCAGGAAATTTTAAAGATCTATCTACTATAGAAAGTTCTGATCTTAAAAGATATTACAGATTTGAAAACAGTGACGGCACTGATTCCGCAGGAAAGCATACAGGTACTGTAGGATCAAGTGTAACTTTTGGTAACTTGTCTTCAGGGGATTCTTTTTATGCAGCAGGGGCAGCAGCTTATGATGTTTTTGGAAATGGGTTGACTGCTTCATTTACTAAAAAATTAGGGAGTGGTACAACTTGGAATCCAGCAGGTACAGAAACTACAAAATTATTATTAAGTTTTGATGGATTTGAAGATGCATCAGATGCTTTTAATGCCTATGATGCGTCATCTTTATTAGACGGAAATTGGCATAACTTACAATTAACTTGGGACGGATCTTCTACAGATACAGAAGATGTAAAAGTTTTTGCAGATGGTGTAGAATTATCTATAAGTGATTCAGGAAATAATAAATTAAATAAAACTGCAGCAGACAAGCATTTTAAATATACAACTGGAACTTTTGTGCCAGGAACTTTTGGTGCTTCTGGGTGGGGTGAAACAGCAAGTACAGATTCTATCTATGCATTTCAAGGAGCTTTAGACAACCTATCTTTACATAGTGAAGTTACAACTTTAGCTAAAGCTCAAGAATTTTACGGTAAAAACGGTAGTTTTGAAGGTAAACCACATAATTACCAAATGTCTAATACTTTAACTTATTCTAATGTAGAAGGTTGGTGGACATTTGACGAAGCAGGCGACTCTATTACAGTAGCAAATGATAGAACATCTAATAATATAGATTTAACTTTAAATAATTTTGTATCTGGAGGAAATGGTTTAGTTACTATGACAAGTTCAGATTCTACTTATTTAGTAAATCCAGTTAAGGGTGAAGGATTAACCTTATCTATGACTAAAAATTTAAAAGATGATGGTACTTGGGTAGAAAGTCAAGATCAAACTGCTAGACTAATTTTATCTTTTAATGGATTTGAAAGTGATGCCGAACATTGGGTAGCCTACAATACTACACAAACTATCGGAAGCACTACAATAAATTTATTAGATGGAAGATGGCACTCAGTTACATTATCTTACCAAGGTACTACAGCTCATGCAGGAACTGCATTATCTGAAAACGAAATTAGATATGGAAAAACTCAAGTTGGAGGATCTGATCAGCCTTTTCATTTTGTAGTATCTTATGACGGACAATCTTTAGAAGATATTGTTGGAGCAGGATCAGTGTCAGGATATAATTTATCTAAAGAAGGAGAAACTGGGTTTGTAATACAAAATAAACATTTAAGGCATGAAAATAGTGCAGCAGAATATGTGCCTACAACATATTTAGCAAGTGGTTTTGTAGAAACAAATATTACTGATTCAATTTACGCATTCCAGGGCGGTTTTGATGAAAGCTCATTTCATTCAGATAATTGGTGGAGTTCTACTACTAATTACAATGGAGAAAAACCTTTAACAATTTATGGAATTACTTTTGCAGTTGCAGCAGAATACCAAAATAGGAAAAAACCATATAATTTAAGACAACCTTCTTCTGCAGGCGTAACTACTACAACACAAGATCAATATATAAATCCTAATCCATACGATGCCTCTACAAATCCTGGAGGAGGTATGGAAGTCTACTATAGATGGGGAGACACTCTAAATGATTGCTCTGAATCTGTTAAAGATGTTAGAGGTCATGAAGGTAATCCTAAAATTACAGATAGAGATATTACTGCTATAAATATGCAACATACAGACACAGATGCTTTAGCTACTTCAGACTCAGGGTCTGGCACTTTATACAGTAGAGACATTACTGCAGATGGGATTACAATGTATGTAGCACCAGCTTCAGAAACTACAGAAGGTGGTTTACAATCTAATATTGTACAAATTAGTGGATGTGCTCCAAGTAGTATACAACAACATATAATAAAAGGACCAAAATTAGCTCATATGAGAGTAAAATGGAGTGGAGCAGGAAGTTGCGACTTAGGGGAAGATAAATGTAGAGCAAAACTTTGGTTTAGAAGGAGAAAAAAATAATGGCTTCAGCATTTCACCATACATTTGAATTTGATAATACTGTGTTAGAAACTAAAGATGGCGTAAAAAGTTCAGTAACATTACAATATTGTGCAGACGGTGTTAATAATATAGGTAATTGTTCTGTAGAAAATACAGTTACTGGTACAACTTCTGATAAATTTGGAATATGTCCTTTAGATAGTATTGGGGCAAACGATGCAAGATATAATGTTAGTAAACCTTTTGTAATGCCTTCACAGGCAAAGGATTTTGCATTTTGTGCAATTTGTACAGTATGTAATTGTTCAATGAGTTTAGAAATGAGTCCAGATGGAGAGAATTGGTGTCCTGTAGTAGATAGCTCAGGAAATCCTATTCATTATACAGAGGATGACGAGAATAAACCTGGAAATATGCAATGTAGTTCAACTTCAGGTGTATGTACTTGTCAAGTAATTAATACAGCATTAATGCAATATATAAGAGTAATTATACACGATGGTGCCTCTACAGGGGGAAAATGTGTAGCAACAGTACATTGGACAACTTTTTAAGGAGTAATATATGGCAGGAGTAGCAAGTCAAAGTAAGAGTTTAGCACAAAATGAGGAATTTGAATTACCTCCTTACGCAGACGAAATTTTAATTGTAGCAGGAACAAGTGGTGAACCAGATGTAGAAAGTTGGGATGGAAGTGATTGGAGAGACGTGGCTCTTTCTGCAGTTGAAAATTCTGGTTTTTTATTTACAGTAGATAGTACAATTTTTCCAAAAATACGAGCTACGGACAAAGCAATTACAGTTCATTATAGAGTGAGTAAGAGGTAGACATGGCTGATACTAAAGAATTACGAAAATTTAAAAAAGGTATTAGGCTGGGTGCTCTTGCTTCTCCTCCTAATAATGCAGAAAAAGGAGCTATGTATATAGATAATTCTGGTAAATTATTTATACATAATGGTACTGATTTTGAAGAAGTTGTAGATAAGACTACGGCTCAAACTTTAGAAAATAAAAATATTGATGCAGATAATAATACCATTTCAAATATAGAAGTAGATAATTTAAAATCTGGAGTTCTTGATACTGATATTTCAACTACCTCGGCTTCAGATGATACTATTCCTTCAGCAAAAGCAGCAAAATCATATGTAGATTCTTCTATTGTTACTGAAAGAGATACTGCAAGCACTCTTTCTAATAAAACTTTTTCAGATCCAATTACTTTAGATCATGAAACAACTCCAGCTACGCCTGCTTCAGGTAAGGTAAAAGTTTACGCAAAAAATGATAATAAGTTACATATTCTAGATTCCAATGGAGCTGAGTCATCAATAGGTTCTAGTTCAGGAGGAAGTCTTGATACTTTTCACACGGAAGACTTTACAACCTTACAAACTAGTAGCATTAATGAAACTTCGGGTAAGTACTCATTAGATATTCTTAATGCTGGAATAAGTAAAAAAACTCTTAAAGTTACAATTGATAATTCCTGTACTACAGGTGATAAAATTGTATTTCCAACAATTAATTTAAATGAAAGACAAAAAGGACAAACTTGCAGCATTTCTTTTTATTATAAAACAGAAAACGAAGGGGGTGGGACTCCTTATGATGAAAAAATAGATGTGATTGTAGCTACTGATAGTGGGTTTACAAATACAATATTAGTTTCAAATTTAAAAGATAGTGGTTCTATAAAAAAGTTTGTAGACACATTTACTATTCCTTCTGGTACAACTAATTTATATTATGGGTTTAAATGTAATGCTACATTACCAAATGGAGTATTTTACGTAGATGATATTGAATTTAGTCAAGATCCATTTGTTCAATCAAATTTGGGATCTACTAATCCTCACATAATAACCCCAGCAAAAAGTAATTTAACTGATTGGGTAAGTTATACACCAACAGTAAAAGCTGATAGTGCAACACTTGCAAACCATGATTATTTTGCCAAATATAGAAGAGTTGGTGATTCTATGGAAGTATCTTTTTCTATAACTACAAAAGCATCGTGGACAGGTAATGAGCAATCTGGAACTCTTAAATTTTATATTCCTAATGGTAGTGGTACTGGAGACCCTACTCATACTATAGATACTAATAAACTTCCTAGTACTGTTACTCCAAGAGCATCTGGATTTTCAGGAAGTGCTATGTTTTTTGATAACATGTCCAATCATATTTATGGGGATTTAATTGTAGTAAGAGGAGGAGATAATTATGTTACATTTGCAGGTGAATATCCTTCTTTAGCAAGTCAAGGCGGAGTAGTTACCGATTCTAAAACAACTGGAGTATTTGCTGTAAGTGAATTCGTAGATGGAGCTAGTTTTTCAGGAACATTTACAGTTCCAATTACAGGATGGGGTGCTCAAGATTCAAATTTCTTGGCAGCACTTCCAATGACAAAATGGCAAAAGAAAGCTTTAACAGCAAATGTCACAAGTGATCATACTATTTTTCATAGCGTAACAAATAATGAAGATTTTAGATTTCAAAATTTAAGTATAGGAAAATCATATAGGTTAAATTGTTTTTTTAGTATACAAAACCTAAATAACCTCAGTGGTGATGGTAATGTTGAAATTGAAATATGGCAAGGAAGTAGCACATTATTAGGCACTTTAAAACATGATGTTAATGACATTAACGCAGCAATTGAAGAAACCATGACTTTTGAATCTATTTTCGAAGTTACATCAAGTAGTAATAATGAAATTTATTTTAAGACTGATATGATTAACGCGTCAGATACTATTATTGCATCAGAAAGTACGGCTACTATAGAAGAACTACCAATGCATGAAAAAGTAAATATTTGGTAATAGGAGATAAGAGTGGTAAAGAAAACTAAAAGTACATCAGACATTATAAAAGATGCGGCTAAAAAGTGGAGACTTAAAGGCAAATTAAGGGGACTTAAAGCCCAGGAAAAGAGGGATACAGAAGTAAATGATAAAGAAAGGGTGGAAACCCAGGAGCAGCATGTTCCATATGAGGAGGACTAGATGGCATTAAAAACAATTAGTAAAGGATTAACTTTACAAATTCCTAAAAAAGGTGCTACAAACTGGGCAGATGATATAGAGCAATATTGCTTTGATAAAATTAGTGAGCATAATCATGACGGTTCTACTAAAGGTAGTACTATAAATACAGCTAATATTAAATCTGATCAATTACAAGCTAGAGGGGAAGTAAGTTTAAGTAACTCTGCAGCCCATACACTATTAAAAAAAGTTGCTACAGATACAGATTCTATATTAACTCTATCTGCAGGGACATCAGCTAAAATAGAATATAGATTAAAAAATCCAGATCAAACTATTGTTCAATGTGGAAATTTAGAAATATGTGTAGCAAACTCTAGTTCTAATGCATATATATTACAAGATTTTATAGGGGAAGATATTGATGATTTAACAGATACTGAATTTGAATTTGCTATAGATAGTAATTATGAATTAACTTATAAATATTCAACATCTTCAGATAGTTCTCCATTACAAAATGGGGGAACAACAGACGTATTACAAATGATGTATATAATTAAAAAATTAGGAGAATAATAAAATGGCTGGATATACTCCAAAATTATCTAAAGAGCTTATGGCTAAAAGATTAGCTAGACAGAAAGCTCAAAAAAAGTTGCAAGAAAAATATGGCAATCCTTTTGAAAAAATGGGAACTAATGTTAATAAAAGTTTGCAGAGTATGGGTCAGTCTTTAATGCAAGCTCAATTAAAACAACAAATTGCAAAAAAGAAAGCAGAAATGGTTAAATATGGATCTATTGCTCATAAAGGAGGGCAAGTTTTTGGTCAAGGAATAACAAAAGAAATAGCAAAAAGAGAAACTTTAAACATGGCTAAACAACATGCTACTTTATCTGCAAAAGAATTTGCATTAAAAGAAAGTGGAAAACAAACAGCTAAAAAAATAGCAGAAGAATCAGGAAAAATGAGTTTAAAAAAAGCAGCTTCTTCAGCAGGGGGAGCAGCAACTGTAGTAGCAGGAGCTGGAGAAATATCGAGTATGTTTAAAAAAGCTACAACTGGTGCAGGAGCAAGTGGAGATACAGGTACTGATATGATGATGGGAGCTACTACAGGTGGACTTTCAGGCGCACAGGTTGGAAGCATGTTTGCCCCAGGAGTTGGAACAGCAATTGGAGCTGCAACAGGAGCTATTTTAGGAGGCATCGCCGGAGGTGTGGGAGCTAAAAAAGCTAGAGAAAAACAATATAAAGCACAAAAAGCTCAAGCAATTAGAAATGCTGGAGGAATGATGGAAGAAGGAATGATGAGAGCTGCTAGGCAACAACGTCAATCTGGATCTAGAATAAAACAATTACAAGAAAGATTAGGTGAAGAAATGGGAAAAATATATAGAGGATAATATGAGATACGTACAATACTTAATTGACCAAGTAAGAAGAGAAACAGAAAATGAGGATGTGTCTGCTTTTGTAGGTATATCAGATGCTGAATTTCTTCAATATTTTAATGATGCTCAACATAGATTACAGTCTTTAATTACTGCTAAACATTCTAGAGTATTTACTACTGAGGCTACTATAGATATAGTATCTGGGCAAGAAAGCTATGATTTGCCATCAGATATATTTTTAGATAATAAAATACATTCTGCAGAATATTCTTCTACAGGAGATACTGATGATTATTACATTTTAGATGAGGGAGAATATAGAGATAGGGCGCCAGGGTCGAGCGGGTCACCTTCTAAATACATTAGACTTTCTGGAAAAATTATTTTAGCCCCAGCTCCTACTAGTGGAAAAATTAGATTAAATTATGTTAAAAGAGTAAGAGAGTTAGATTTAAGAAGAGCTAAATTGGGGGTATCTAGCACAGGTACAGTATTAACTTTAGAAAACAATACATTGTTAACCGATGCTGTTGATTTAAATAACCATTCATATATTTGTATTGTAGATGATGAAGGCGTATCTAAAAATAAAAATTTAAAAATAAGTTCTGTTACAGAAACTCAAATAAATATAACTAGTTCAGTATCTGTGTCAGCAAATGATTTTATAGTGGGAGGCAAAGATACCACTACACATTCAGATTTACCAAGAAATGTAGAAAGATATTTAATATCTTATTGTGCATGGAAAATATTAAAAAGAGACAGTTCTGTAGATTCTAGAGAGGCTACAGGAGAATTACAAGAAATGGAAAGAGATATTATTGAAAGTTATGCAATGATAAGTGATGATGTTCAATTTATTCCAGAAATTAATACTTGGGATGATTGGGGAATATAATGGCTGTACAACCAAAACTAGAGAAAATGTTTAACAACTTTAGAGGACTTGATAAAAGGAGTTCAGACCTTACAAGACCTTCTGATTTTGCATCTGAATCTCAAAATGCTAGATTTAGAAAAGATGGTTCTTTAAGTAAAAGGTTTGGTTTTCAAGGAGTTTCAAATGGAAAAGGTGGCTATGGTACTACTGTGTACCACAATCTTAATACTTCTACGGGAGAAATTGTTGAAGAAATCTTTAGTGCGGATGAAAATTTATACAAACTCGAAGAAAAAAGTTTTAAAATAATATATACTGTAGCTGGAGACGATAATAGTGCTTTTTACAGTATTAAAGCAAATGAAAATAATGAAATAATATTTGAATTTACAGAAGATACGGCGGATACTACAACTTCTTATACTTTTTCTTTAGGTACAGGACTAGAAGCTTCTCCACCTACTATTGGGTCTTTAAAAGCATGGCTGGATTCTTTTAATAAATTTACTATAACTATATCTGATTCTAGTATAAATAGTGATCCTGCAGGACTTTTACCTAAAGCTCAATCTATAGATATATCTAAGACTGTAGGTTCTGAAACTAAAATTAAATATAAAGTGTATAAAGAAGTTCCTAAATGGGATACAAATTATGGTAATACTTCGGCAACTCCTTCTAGTAAACCTTTTACTAATGGGTTTGCTAAAAAGACTGTTAGTGCAGGAGATGAAAGTTTAATGGAAAATATATCATTTGTTAATGTAAATGGTATATTATATTGTTCTAATGGGTATGATGATTTAAAAAAATATGATGGAAATAGAATATATAATGCAGGAATGAAAAGACCTTCTGACATTTCAGAAGTAGGTTCTCATTCAGGCTCTAAATATTATAGATATAAAATAAGATATGTGCAAAAAGATGCTAAGGGTAGATTTACAGAAGGACAAGCTAGTGAACCTAAACTTATAAATCATGGAATTGTTGATTCTGGCAATGATATAAATTTAAATATTCCTACTATACTTAATACTGAAGGATTTAATACTGCATATGGTAAAGTAAATGCTCAGCAAACTAATGTAACTAATTCTTTAACTATACATTCAGGACACACTTTAAGAATAGGAGATACTGCTTATTTTAAAGACAGTACTGGAGAATATCATGAAAAAATAATTACTTCTGTTACTGGTACTACTATAGGTTTTGATGCTATGTCTTCTGTAACAATTGAAGATAATACAGTTATTTCTAATAATCTTAGAATTCAAATTTTTAGAACTGCAGACATAGGTACTGGTACTGATATTCCTGCAGATGTAGATTTATCCTATTACTTAGTAGAAGAAATAGCTAATGATAGTAGTACGGCAAATACAAGTTTTGTAGATAATATGTCTGACATTAATTTAGTAAAAAAAGTAGCTTTTGAACAACCTACTATAGATGCTATAGGAAATTATCCCTTACCTAAATGTAAATACATGTCTACTTTTGGTAGACTTTTAGTGTTAGCAGGAGATCCTAGTGCAGTAGATAAAATTTATTGGAGTGATCCTTTACAAGGTCCAGAAACATTTCCTCAAGGTGTTAATTTTCATAGTTTTCCTGCTGGAGAAGGAGGTAGAATTACATCTATTGCTCCTTTAAATAAAACATTATATGTATTCCAAGAAAAGGCTATATTTAGTGCAACAGGTAATATGGAAGATGGATCTATTAGAGTAGATTATGTATCTTCTCCTAGTACAGGAATCGGCTGTACGGCGCACCATACTATAAAAGAAGTTATGGGAACATTATTCTTTTTAAATAGAAAGGGAATATACTCTATATCTACTGGGGCACCTCCTCAAGAAGTAAGTGCTATTATATCTCCTTTATTTAAAGAAGCTAATAAAAATTTTAATTTTAGAAGGGCTGTTGCGGCTAATTGGAATGAGCAAGACTCTTATATATTAATGTTACCAGTGGAAGAAATACAATCTAATGAGTATGTGTCTAATACAGAAAGTGAATTATTTGTATATGATACATATCGGCAAGCTTGGCTGCAGTGGACTAATATGGATTTATCAGGAGGTATTGCTGTTACTACAAATGGGGTATTTTTCTCAGAAAGATCTAAAGGGGAAATTAGTTTAAATAGAAATTTATATAAGATACAAAATACTGGAAATACAGAAGATTATGCAGATCATGCTGAACCTATAGATTTTAAATATACTACTCACTGGGAAACATTAGGAGAACCTACAGTTCCTAAAAAGTTTTTAAGAATAAAAATTCATGCTCTTGATTCTTTAAATGATTTTGAATCAGGTATATTTAGTCTAAGTGTTAAACCAGAAAGAGATTTTATAGATGATAATATTGCAGATATAATATTTGATTTTTCAGGTTTATCTAGTGGTGGATGGGGTATTCCAAAATGGGACACATTTAGTTGGGGATCTAGTGCATTAAGTGGAAAGAAAAGTAAATTACCTTCTGGAAAAGCTAAATCATTTAGGCTATCTTTTGAAAATAGCACTGTTAATGAAAATGTTTTAATAAGTGGATATGAGTTAGAAATAGCTACTCCATATAATATAGGAATTAAAGAATGAAGTTTTCATTAGAAAACATTAATGATGTAAGTAGACTAATAGATGAGTTATCTAGTGGGCTTACTAAATTAACTTTAAATGAAAATATAGAAGGAATGTTGGTTAAAAGACATAAATTTCCTAATCAAACAGTTACTAGAATAAGGCATGATTTAGATTTTATTCCAACTACTTATCTTATATTATCCCAAGAGGGCAATGGGCTTTTAACAATGGCACATGAATTATTAGACGGTACTTCTGATTCTTACCCTGTAAAAGGTAAGTATGAATGGACTAAAGAATATGTATATATACAAAACCACAGCACTAACAATGTTAGGGCTACAATACTATTTATGAGGTAAATATGGCTGAGTCAAACAAAGAAAAATTTAAATTATATAAAGATTGGAGACAGATGGATCAATCTACAGGCAAATTTAGAATGAATCCATATACGTCTCAAGAACAAAGAGGATTAGAGCAAAAACATAAACAGTATCAAAAAGATGCTAGTTTGGCTAACCAATATATGGATTTTTATAAAGATAAAGAATGGGGCGGAAGAATTGGTAGTGAAACTGTAGGTGATTATATAAGTAGAATACAAAAAGGAGGCGGAGCTTCTGCAGATAGCATGGCAGCGTATTACGATAAAGAAAGAGTAATAGAGCAACAACAAAGAGAAAATCAAGCTTTAAAACAACAAAGTACTAGTAGTCAAGATATAGTTAAATCTAATATTGAAGAAGGTGTAGATCTATTTGAAGATCAAGAACAAAAAATGAAAGATGAGGGAAGAGATCCATTTAGAAGATTAAAAGATGATACAGCTTACACTACTAGGCTTGAAGCTACTCAAAAAGCAGGAATAGAGTCAGGATACCAAACAAATATTCAAAATTTAGCTAGAAGAAATTTATTTGGAATAGGTTCAGGAGGACAGGAACAATTCCAAGCTTTAATGATGCAAGCACAAAAAGGAACAGATATAGCAAGAATGAGATCCGATACTGCTCAAAAATTAGAAGAACAAGCTTTAGGGCAAGATAAATCTAGAGCTGAAGCAATGGCTAAATTTTCTCTTGGATTTTCAGGGTCTTCTTTAGAGCATCAAATGGCTAAAGAGGCAAATGAAACAACTATTGAAGCTGCAAAAATTAATGCAGAAGCTCAACAAAAAGCAGCGGAAACCCAAAAGCCTGATGGTGGAGGAGTATCTGCAGTATGTACAGCTACATATGAGCAAGGATTATTACCATATAATATATGGAAAGCTGATACAGATTTTGGTAATAAATTACCTAAACAAATTGTAAAAGGATATCATTCGTTTGGAGTACCTATAGCCAATTTAATTAGAAAGTTTCCATTATTAGCATATGTAACTTTACCTTTTGTAAATAGTTGGGCATATGAAATGGCTTACAGGGAAGGCAAGCATCATAAATCTAATTTATTAGGTAAAATAATATATAATGTAGGATTACCAATTTGTAAATTTATAGGAAAATATATTAAGGATTAATTATGGCAGATGACAAAAAGAAAACTGTAAAAGACAACTTTAGTGATGCTCTCCAATACTTTGGTCCCAAAGTAGTAGCCTACATGGTAGGTAGTGCTATAGGCGGCGGCGAAGGTGGGCTTAAAGGAATGGCAGTACAAGAGGACTTATCTTCTGGTTTTAGCAAATTTAAAAAAGATAGGGAACCAGCGTCAGAAGAAATGTCAGAATATCAAAAAGGTTCTTTAGATTTAAGAAAGAAAGAACTTAAGTTAGCTAAAAACCGTTTTAGCATGACTCAAGGTAGAATGGAAAGAATACAAAAACAGTTTTTAACAAGTGTTGCTAGAGATTTTGATAGAGATAAAATGATACTAGGATCTAGGCAAGGTGTAAGTAGTGTTTTGTCTACTCTTAAACATTTAGAAAATGGTAATCAAATTACAGATAATGCTATAAAAAGAATTTTAGCCCGAACTATTGGTCAAGAAGCTGGGGTTATGACAGATAAAGACGTTGCAGATTTTGAGGGAGATAGAAGATTTAAAGAGCAATTAAAACAATGGAAAGCTACTTATATAAATACAGGTAAGTTAACACCTCATAATAGAAATTTATTTAGACAAGCCTTAAATACTGCATTGCAAGTTGAACAGAATTTACTTAAAGGGAGTAAAGCTAGGTTTGTACATGAAAGGTCAGATGAAGGTACTGATTTTAGAACTTTAATGGAAAGAAGATTTATACAAGCTCCAGAAATTGGATCTTCTACTATACTTAATAGAAATGAATTACCAGATGTAAATACTAAAAAAGAAGTAGGTAGCCCTGATCCTTTAAAAAATAATTTAAAAAAGGCAATTACTAATGGGCAAGTACAACCTTGGATGATGCAAGCCATTGAGGCGGATGAAGAATTAAAACAATTGCTGCAACAACAGCAACAAAAATAAACAATAAGGTGTAGTATGGAAAAATTAACTCCAGAAGAATTAGAGCAAATGAGACAGCAGCTTGAACCAATTCCTCAAAAACAAGAGGAGCAAGAAGAGCAGTTGGATAGAAAGCTTACGCCTGAAGAGTTAGACAACATGAAGTTAGCTTTAGCCAAAGATGGTAACGTTAGAGATAAAGTTAGTCCAATGAAATCTGCTGCTATGGGTGTTGCTCAAGGATTAACTTTAGGGACTTCTGATGAAATCAGTGCAGCTTTAGACTCAGCCCCTGCTATGTTAATACATCATTTAGCTAGTAGGTATGTAGGAAAACCTGCTTCTTTATCTCAATTAGGTACCCATTATAAAATGGAATTATCCAAACAGAGAAAAGAACTGAAAAGAGCACAACAAGATAATCCTTACTGGTATGGAGGAGGAGATTTTGTAGGTAGTTTAGCTTCTTATGCATATGGAGGTGGAGGATTAACTTTAGCAAAAAGTATAGCCATGTCTGCTTTACACGGAGCTGGAAGAGCTGACAAAGAAACACTTAAAGGCAGAGCTAAAGGAGCTTTAGGTGGAGCTGCTATGGGAATGGGTGGAGAACTTTTAGGAAGAGGGGCAGGAAGTGCTTTAAAAACTGTAGGCAATATGAAAAGCTGGAGTGTATTAGAAGCTCTTGGAATAAAAAACGCTCAGTCTAAAAGAATTTTATCTAATCATTTAGAAAAAACAGGAAGAAGTGTTGACGAATTTGCTGATGCTATGTCTAAAGAAACTATTGAAGAAATTAGTAAAGATGGGGTAAAGAAATCTAATTTATTTGAATTCCAACAAACATATTCTCAAACTTTGGATAAAGTTACTAAAAGAATGTCACAAGTATCTGACGATGTAAATAAAATTTTAGATGTTGCTGATGACGAAATAGGTAAGACTGTTAAAGCTAGTGATCTACATTCTTTATTACAAAGAGAAATAGTAGAACCTCTGCAATCTTCTTCAGAACCAGGAAAAAAAGAATTAGCTGAAAAAGTAAACAAATATTTAAATAGTATGTTTTTAAAAGAAACACCTGAAGAAATAATTGAACAAATACCTAAGCAAATACCTACTGGAGTTATCGGACCAGATAAGCAACCAGTTTATAAAACAGTATATAGTCAACAAACTAAAAGAACTGTTAAAACAGATTTTGTTGAAGACTTTTCTTTAAGGGAGTTAAACAAATTAAAAAATGATGTGTATGATGTTATTAAAGATACTGCAGGATATATGAAATCTGATAAAATGGTTTTACCTAGAGAAGTGCCTGCTATTGATTGGCAAAAACAAAAAATAGGATCTTTAATGCAAAATCACATTGATGATCTAATGAAAACTAAAGCAATTAGTCCAGAAGTTTATGCTAGTCATAAAGCTGCAAAAACTAAATTTACTGATTTAGGTATAACAAGAAAATGGTTAAAAGACGCCTCAGACACTGTAAATAGTGGACCGATAGGCGCATTAAAAACATCTTTTAGAGGTGTAGGAGGTTTATTATGGGGTGGAGTTGGAGCAGGAGCTTTACATTATGGAGGAATGAAGGGGATGGCAGCGTATGCAACTGCAACTGCGATGAATGCTTGGCTTCATTCTGCAGGTGCACCAGCAACGATGGCTGCGGGCATGAAAAGGATCTCTAACGCTTTTGTTAGAAATCCAGAAAGATGGGGAAATGCAGCTAGAAAATTATTGGTAGCTTCTGAAGCTAGTGGACAAGGGTTATCTGAAGCATTGGCAAATGTTGAAGCTCAAGTAGCATTAGATGAAGAACCTTTACAAAGAAATACTGCAGATTTAATTCAGAAAAAAGATTATGTTTTAGCTTTAGTAGAAGATGAAAATGTTAGGAATGAGTTAGAGGAAGCATTAAACACAAATGATTCTTCTAAAGTTAGAGCATTAATGGGACAATTTTTATCTCAAGATAGAAAGTTTTCCAGAAAATTTTTAGAGCATTCAAATTTAGAAGGGGAGTGGGACGGATATGCTGTTACAGAAAATTCTAAAAGAGCTGTTACGGATTGGATAAAAAAGATAAGAAGTATTAAAAAGAGAAGAGAATTATTAGGTAACTTTGGAGCTAGTTATAAAATTCCTCAAGAGTATTTAACTCAAGGGCACCCTGAGCCGCCATCTAAAATGATGATATACAAAAATGTTAGAGATAAATTAAAGAAGGATTACTAATGAAAATTTATAGAACTAGAAATAGAGATTATAAAGTAGATACATTTAGTGAAGAATCTTTGAGCAAGAAAGAAAAGGCTTTGGATATTAAAATAAAACATCTTAAAAAGCTAGGGAAAAATAACTCAGTGCCAGAAGATGTAAGGGCAAAAAGATGGAAAGAAGTGGGAGATGCAGCAAAGAGATTAAAACTTAGGAGGGAACTTTTTAATGGACGAAATAAAAAAAGACATTCAAACAATTAGGGAATCACAAATTAGAATGGAACAAGATGTGAAGTACCATATAGCCCGAACAGACGCTTTAGAAGAAAAGGTACTTAAACATGAAGACCTTATGATGCCTCTTGTTGTTTTTAATTGGTTTAAAGCAAACCATAGATTTATAATATTTTTAATAGGACTTATATCAACAATAACTTATTTAATGGTAAAAAAATTATGAATGATGTTACAAAATCTGTCATTATGCCTTCAGATCCCCCAGAACTAAAAGAGGTTAGGCAGTTAGAAAGATTTATGAAATATAAAGAGATTGCACCAGATGTTATTAAAAAACATATACCATTTCCTTATCCTAAAACAGATAAAGCAAGAAAGAAAGCTGATATTGCTTTTAAAAAAATGGTATCAGAAAAAAGCCTCCAAAAAGCAATTATGAAAAAAAGCTTTGTAAAGGGTTTAAAAAAGGCTGCTCCAAAAGTTTTAAAAGTTGGGGGGTTAATGACAATGCCTCTTACTTTACCTTTTATGGAGGGGCTAAGTCCTCATGATGATGCTGAAATGATAAAACAACATAATTTAAAAATGAAAAGAAAAGAAGAATTTAAGCAAATGGTAGATAAGGTGGTTAAATGAAAAAAGAAAATATTTCTATGTATTTACCAAATATAAAGAGATGGGAAAAATTCAGATCTAAGGCTTATAAACCAGTAGCTAAGGAGAAAAAGTATACTATAGGATATGGTCATTATGGAGTAGATAAAGACGCTAAAATATCGAAACCAGATGCTATTACACTATTAAGAAAAGATGTTAAGAAAAGATTACCTAGGCTAAAGAAAGAGTTTCCTAAAAGATGGGATACTTTTTCAGATAATTTAAAAATAAAATTAATGAGTGGTATGTTTAGGGGAGATTTTGATCCTCAAACAAAAAAAGCTTTTGCTAAACGGACTGTTGATTCTATAAATTATGGAGATTTTAAAAAAGCTTCAAAAGATTTTCTTGTAAATAAAGAGTACAAAAGATCTAAAGCCAGTGCAAAATTTCCTAAGGAATCAGGTAAGAGATTTACAGGTGTTGCTGCGAGAATGGAGGAAATATCAAATGCACTAGCCGCAGAACCTCATGGGTCTATGGATTCTAAAGATCTAGGTAAGACTAATTATGAAGAAGAAAAAGCAAAACATGAATATTATAGATATTTAGAATATTTTAACTAGGGAGTTTAAATGTCATTAAAGAAAAAAGAAAAAGATATTGTTAAAGCAGGGCTAGGGGCTTTTGTAATAATTTGTATAGTTTGTTTATTAGGATTGCAATTTATACATCCTCAACTTTCTTATATTTGGTGTTTAGGTTGTGGTATGGTTTGTAGTGGTTTAGAGAAAGAATTATATAAATACATATCTAAGAAAAAATAATGAGTATATTTAGTTTTATATCAAATTTATTTAAACCTGCTGCTGATTTAGTAGATGAATTACACGTATCAGATGAAGAAAAGGGTAAACTACGTAACCAATTAGCCGAAATTCAGGCTAAAGCCCAAAAGCAAATGTTAGACTATGAAGCAAAAGTAGTAGAAGCTAGAAGTAAATTAATGGTAGCTGAAGCTCAGTCTCCACATTTAATTACTGCAATTTGGCGTCCAGTGGCTTGTTTAAGCCTTATAGCATTGGTTGTATTGTCTGCTTATGGAATAGGGAATCCAGATAAAGAAGTATATGAATTAACTAAAATATTGTTAGGTGCTTATGCTAGTGGACGTACAATAGAAAAAGTAGTTAAAGTTTCAAAGTTTGGAAAATAAAGACCATCCAGGGAAAATATCAATGCCTAATGCTGATTTAATCAAATAAATAAAAGTAGCAGTCATTACAAATATAACTACTATTTCAAATAGGATATATCCACATTTAAATAAAAATTTAAGTAAAGCTTTATTTTTCTTTTTCAAAACTATATAAAAACATTAAGTTAACCATAGCATGAGCTAAATGAGATAGTCCTGATTCAGGGTCACATACTTCCCCTTTTCTGTAGGCTTCAAAGTGCCTCATCATAGCTGCCACGTATCTATGCTCATCTACATTTTTCCAATTATATCTACCATACTTCTTTGCTCCCATAGTTAAAACCTTAGCCATATCTTCCAGAGCATATGGATCTAATAAATCGTATTGTGCTTTATCATAGTCAAATTTTATACCAAGCTCTTTTTGATTTTTCATAACACTGCCTTTAGAGGGGTTCCCAATATTTAAGTCTTTCCCAAAGTTCTTTTCCATATTTTATCTCTTCCCAATAATCCCATTCTTCACAATCATTAATACCTACAGTTTCTTCATGGTGAGTTTTTCGTAAAGTAGCATAGGTTGCTAATTCATTTACAAGATCTCTCATTCATCCTCCTCAAAGTTCATATACATTTGTGAAGGTTGAGGTTTACTCTCTACCTTTGTATATTTAGCATCCTTCTTTTTATCATATGTTGTCATAACTTCTCCTTTAGTGACATAAAAGAAAAGCTGTCCTATCTTCATTCCTTTATAGATTTTAATAGGTTGGGTAGGTACTAACTCTAGGGTCCAGTAGTTCTTGAAGCCCACATCGCCCCGCCCTGCTGTGGCGTGTATAAACAGCCCTAATCGCCCTATAGAGGACTTCCCATCAAGGAAAGGTACATGAGTATTAGACTCAGTATATTCTTCCGTAGAAGCCAAATAAACGCGTCCTGGCTGCAATGTGAATCCTTCGTCATTTAAATAATAATAGTTTACAACATTGTCTTTTTTAGCATCTAATACATCACTATCATATACACCTATCATATTTCCTAAATGAACATCATAACTATTTGATCCCAGGCATTCCCTTCTAAAGGGAGTAATAATTATTTCTTTATTTTCTATTGCTTCTAGTATGGCACTATCAGACAAAATCATAAAAACTCCTATACATAAAAATCTTTAACTAACCCTGTAATTAATTCTAAATTTTGAAAAAATAAAACCTTTGGAGGGTAGTTAGTATAAATTTGGTTACTTTTTGGTATATCTTTTAATTTTTTACATGTATCTGGTATATCCATATAGGTGCCTTTTTTATTGGGATTCCCTGTATATGGTTCTTCTATATACTTATGTAAGTCCATATAAGGTAAAAATCCATAAATCTTTACCCACTCTTCTCCTTGAGAATCTTTCCAAATTCCTGTAAACATCCAAAAATTACTATACTCTGAATATTTTTTACTATATTTTTCAAAGCTTTCAAGAGAACAATTGCCTGTATTATATAAATGAGATACGCCATAAGGGTATTTATTATGATAAGGTTGACATTTTACATTTATAGCAACCTTACCTTCTAAAATCAAGTCTGGATCATTAATTGCTGGTCTAATAGTTATACTAGGAGGGGAACAAGATATATTCATATGTTTACTAAAAAATAAAAAACATCCTTTTTCCCCTTCATACCCTGAACCTATTGTTTTTTCATCCACAGAATGTTCACCTCTATTATTTATATAATTTTTAGTGTCTTTTTTTATTCTTTTATTGATAAAATCTTTTTCTTCTTGATTAATAGAATTTTTAACAAAACAACCATCTGATGTCCATATTATTCCTGCAGATATGTCTTTAGCTTCTACAGAGTGAGTTTCGACTACTTTATTATTTTCCCCTAAATACTTGTGAAATTCTATTGTATCCATCATTGTATCTCCCTAGAGAGGGGAACAAGTCCGTAAGTATTGCATATAATAGTGTAAATTTCTTCAAACTCATCATCCTCTAACTCATCAACTACCATCTTAAGTAGTTCATATGGTTCTATAACCTCATCATTAAGGTATAGCTCTTCGTATAAATGGTCTAGTTGTTGAGTCTTTATATCAAGGTAGTAGGGTTTACTCATGACTCCTCCCTGAAATAAAGAAGGGGAAGCTTTGACGGCGAGTGGTGTTCTCTCCCTTCCCCTTTTGTAAGTCCCTAACTATAGGTCTTAGGTTTATATTATACCACATTTTTACCCCTTTTTAAAGTTAGTATTCACTAATTCTTGATTTCTTTTCATTAAAGCTCTATTTAGCTTCTTTAACCTATTGACTTCATTACGAGAAGCCTCTAATTGTTTTCTTAATCTTTCTGCTTTCATATAATATTTATTCTTTTCATTTATTAATTTATCAATTTGTTCTTGCTGTGTTCTAGTAATTAATCCAAATCTATTAGACATATTATCCTCCTTTAGGACACCAATCATAGTGGTGAGGTAATGCTAACTTATCTCCTCCGCACTGACACTCGGATAAACTATTTTTTGTATCACTGATTAATTTATGGGGTTTTACATCCTCCTCGTTAATTACTATAGTTTCCCCATTTAAAAATTGAACTGTATAGTAATAGTAGTTTTCTAAATTCATAGTTAACTTGGTTGCTATTTTATTTCTTTCTGTTATTGTAACTTTTCTTCCTTTATGTACTCCATCTTTAATAACAATAACTTCATCTCCCACTCTATATCTCATTTACAATACCTCTCTGAAATAGTTGATTCAACTGCAATTTTTACATCAGGTACTACAATTTGCATAGAATCAATCATTATTTTTTCCATCTGTTTCTTTTTAAATTCTACCTCATTTAAAGGAACTTCGCAAATAATTTCATCATGTACAAAACCTACTATTGTAAACCCTGCTTTAGTTAGATTCCATAATGCTACCTTAGCTCCGTCGGCTGCCATGCCTTGGAACGGCGTATTCTTTTCTGCACAAAATGTAGTGTTGGCTCTCAGTCTTCCAGATCTTGTCCATACATGTCCTACTTCTCCTTGAAGATATTCTTTCATTTCAGGAAATGCATTAAACCATGTTTTTTTCATGTTAGAAGCTTCATCATAAGTAAGCTCTATATCATATCCCTTAGCAAATTTAATAAATGTTTCAATACCTAATCCTCCTGGAAATCCAAAATTTGCAGCTTTGGCAGCTTGTCTTTGCCATTTTACTACGGATTCTTCTGATACATTAAATAATACGGATGCATAATATTTATGTAAATCTGCTCCTGAATTTATTTTTTCTCTCATTATAGAAGAACCATATCTGTCATACACTGTTTGAGCTAAAGTAGATAATTCAATTGAAGAGTAATCTGTTATAATAAATGTATGTCCTTTTTTAGCTTTGAATAAATTTCTAATTCCTCCTTCTCTAGGGAGTTGCTGGAAATTAGGTTTACTACAACTTGTTCTACCAGTGTTTCTAATGACATTATACCTAGGGTGTACTCTATTCCCTGTTAATTCTCTAATAAAGGTAGTACTTTTTTCTAATCCTATATATTTTAAATAAGTTTTAATAAACCTATTATTTTTGTAATGTTTTAAATCTTCTTCTTTAGAGCTAAAGTCCCCTTCTGAGGTAAGGGGTAAGTTTGTTAGTTCTTCATTAACTATAACTTGATTAAATAAATCTTTTGCTCCTTTCACTCCTCTCGCCCATCCGTAAGTAGCTAGAATATCTTGGCATATTTCCATTTCTTTATAAATATTATTTAAATATTCTTTAGAACTTTCGTGATCAAAACCTATCCCATTTTTGTAAACTCTATTTAAAGCTATAGATCCGGCTAACTGTATTTGGTGAGATAAACAAGAAGCCGACCCGAGTTCATTAATTAATTTATTAAGTTTTATAAATGCTTCATAAGTAGCTATAACGTCTTTAGCTCCATATTCTAAAAATTCCTTGGGTATTTCTTCAATCTTTTGGTTTTGGAATTGGTCAAACCTAGTCCGAATTTCGTTGTCTTTTGACAATTCAATGCCAAAGAACTGGTGTGTAATTTTAGCAAGGCTATACTGAAAAGGCACACTACCCATAGTAGCCAAATGGTATAGACAATACATAATAAGTACATCATAAACTCCATTGTTATCAATTTGTTCATAAAAGTTCCAACCTACTGCCTTTTCTAAAACATCTAAATCAAAGGATGCATTTGCAAAAAGCCAAGTATGTTTTTTATGTAATTTTAAAAAGTCAAGAACATCCGTGTTCCTAACATAAATAGGGGAGACTCCATCAAAAGCCTGAAAAGTGACTAGATCAGGAGTCTCAGTAAAAGAACCGTAGGTAGTTTCGGTGTCAATGGCAATTACGCTGTTAAGCAGTTCTCCCTGCCATATTTTAATTTCATAATGTTTGCCATTGTATTCCATATCCTACCTTGAAATAAAGTTGTCTATTTCGTTCCTGTCAGGGAACCCATTTTTCCCTGGGTTAATACTAACTTTGCCTACTATGGCTTTGTTAACACAGCTTTCAAGAATAGAAAAGTCTTTACCTAAATTTACATCTGACGTACCCACGCCTGTAGATTTTAATAGCTCTTCTGCTCTCTTTTTACTGTACCAAGTACACTTAAAATTGGGATGATCAATGTAGAATTTTTTATACATCTTACTCCCAGCATACTCTCCTTCAATAACTTCAAAAGTACCATCAAGATACGTAGCATTTCCTGCTTTTGTGTCTTTCTTTTGAAGTTGAGTTAACTTAATTAGATAATCTCCTTCTGGGACTACCTTTGCTTTTGCCTGTTTAGGGGCAGTTTGCACTTGTTCTCCGACCATAAAAACTCCTTTTGTTAGAGGTCTGATAAAGAGTACCGTTCTTTTTGGTTTCTATCCATGAACTCTTCATACTCTTTTATCACTTGGATATTATACTCATTATACATATGCATAACAATTTCTCTTACTTCTTCGAAAGTAAACCTAAATTTTTCATACTTCTCTGCATCATGTTCTACTCCATTAAATACTCTTTTTTCCACCTGTTTCCAAACTTTTTCATCTATTCTCACTGTAACCTCCTTTTAGTTTTTTTAGTTGTTTTAGGGTTTTCTATTTTTTCAAGTTTCTTTAAAATAGTTTTTTGATTTTCTACTAACAAAGATACTAGTTCAAGCAAATCTTCAAACATTTTATCTCTCATTAAATCTCTTTCCCTTTTATTCATATTTTCTCCTACAATTTAATTACTTCTATACCCCATTCTTTAGCATAAGTATCAGATATAGGTTTACTTTTTACTTTTTTTTCATCTAATTCTCCTTTATGTATTAATTCTTCTATTCTTTCTTTTTCTTTTTTTAATGTTTTAATAATATTAACCCATTGGACATTATTATAATAAGGTTGTGCAATTATATGGTGTTTTACTTTACTTATTGCTCTTTTTATTTCTCTAATTTTTTCAGTTGCTTCTGTGTATGTCATTGCTCAAACTCCAAAAAAGGAGGAATGGTTATTTCCTGTATTCCCTCTTGATAATATATACCAGATTCTCTGGCTTTTGCCAAATTTTTTAATGACTTTTTATATTTTCTTCTACCATTAGCTATTAATTCATCTGATGCTCTATACACTTCAATACTTCCGTCTTTTTTATTCATAAATATAAAATTAAAACTATGTTCTCTTCCTGTCCATTGTGTAAATGCGTCAACATATAAAGCTGCACTTAAATCATAATTATATTTTAATATAGTTGTTAATACGTTTTCTTTATCTAACCCACTATATGTAGTTTTTATATCATGTATAGCATTATCGGTAACATAGTCAGCTCTAACTTTTATTTTTATGCCATCTATTTCTACACATAAAGTTTTTTCTGCTTGTCCATTTGCAATAAGATTTGGAGCAACTGCATGATTGGCAAATTTTTCTATCATCCAGTCTGCTTTGGCGGCTTCAATTTCTGTGAGGATTTGTTTTTTAGGATTTTCCTCTTTAAACTTTTCATACTTCTTACCATAACGCTTAGCCCCCTCATAAACCACGAATTCAGAAGTAGTTTTAGAAGGCTCCAATATACAAGAATGTATATAAGATCCAAAAATAAACGCAGTTTTTTCTTTATCATCCTCTCTCTCCTGTAAAACATACTTTTTATAATAAGATTTTGGATCAAATAAAAATAATTTTAAAGAAGATGAGGATTCAAATTCTCTATCTCTATGATAATCTTCATTTGATATTTCATTAATTCCTAGTATCATTTAATATTCTCATTTTGTTGTTATACTGCTCTATTTGTTCATTAGCTAATAGATCATTATAAATGTTATCCCTTACCATTTTGGTTAAGTTCCTTGTTTTTCTATAAATTTGTTTCCTGCTAATTCCTTCTGCTCCCGCAGCTTTAATTATATTATATACCTTCATTACATTTTTTTCCATAGAACCAGAAAATACATTGTCAGAAATTAATTCTCTAGCAACATTAAAAATATATAATATAGCTTTATGCCCAAATTCTACATCTACTTCATTTACTACAGGTAATTCTTTATTGCATCTAGACACAGCATGTACCATAATTATTTTTAACATTTGTTGATACATCCTGCTTATTAAAGGTAGTAAAGAATGAGTAGGATCTGTACTTCTTCTCATGTCATCAAAATGTCTAAATACTTTTTCTAAAGCTTCATGAGCTGCTGGGGTTGCCTCAATTAGGTGAAATTCCTGAGTAATTCCAGCTAGTTGGTTGCCCCCGCTGGGCTTAAAGCCGCACCAATGATCTATCATATCTAATACATTTTGTGGTAGTTTAGTGGGTGCTTTAACTCTGTTAGCTGGAGCATCATAGTCACCTTTAAAAAAGAGAAACCTTCCTAGTAATCCCTTCTCTAAAGATTTCATTGTTACTCCCTCTGAAAAACCTGCAGGAGTAGTTGAGCAAAGTAAGTTAACATTTGGACGGTAAGCCTCTCCCTGTCTTCCCGCTGCAGTTTGTCTACCTAAAAATTTAGAGTTTGAAGATGTATACAATTCTGCTAAAATGTCTGCCATCTTATTATTATATGTTGCCCCTCCTTGGTTAACACATTTTAATAGTCCTGACGCCTCATCAATGATATCTAACCTTACTACATTACTACCCAAGCTGTCTGTAAGAGAAGCATCACTAACATAATCCCCTGCACCTAGTAAGTGGTCTTTTTTAATATCAAAAAATATTTCCTTGACCTTTTGTTGTGGCGCATCCTTTCCTGCCCCAGATGGTGCAATATTTAATATATACATGTTAGAGCATACTCCTTCAAAAACAAATTTTCTACTTATAGCAACTGCCAATACTGACAGAGCTGCAGAAAAAGCAAATGCAGGCTGCTTAATATATGAATTATCCAATATCCAATTCTGAATTACAGCAAGGGCACCTATTGGTGTAGGTAAATCTGCCTTTGGCATTACGTTTATTCCCTTGCTTTGTAACTTTCCCACTAAAAGTGCCTCCTTATCTGGCTCACTTACAGAAGTTGATAATATAGGTATATCATAAACTTTCTTTTTAATCAAATTTTCTTTGTTAATTGAGTTTAATACAGAAAAATAAAATCTTCCAGCATTTGTATATTTTTCAGTGTGGTGGTTTTCAGTAGGATCTGAGAATAAAGAATTGTTAAAAGTTTCATCTAACTTTATCATTTCCTTTATAATATCATCAACTGTGTTCCCACTACCTTGTAATTTAACAATTAGCTGTTTCATTTCATCATTTCTACCATTAACTATATTAGTTCCTTCTATATATGAATCAGGAAAATGCTGGGTTAGTTTACTCCTAATTTGGGCTAAAAGGTTTATAGGTATGGTAGGTAAGTCAGAAGGAGAAAGTTCCCATAGTTCTTTTTCGCCAGTCCATTCATAATTCAGACCTTTCAACTGACTAGGAGGAATAGTAGTTTTCTTGCCTGTGGACAAAAGTTCTATGACAACTTCTCCATTATGCTTTACTAGTTCTGTTTTCTGACCTTGTAAGTACTTGTAAAATCTAGTCCAACCCTTGGTTCCCTTCTTTTCAACTGGAGAGGGAGGAAGCATATGTTTAATAAGATCAATTACTGCGTCATCTGTGCAATCCAAATCTAGTGCTACAATTCCTGATGCTTCTCCCAAACATACAGAAATATTAGTACTAGGTAAGTTATGACTCCATTCATTAAACTCTTCCTGAGTAGGATGCTGATTACAGTATTTACTCCATTCCTTGATAGCAGGTAATTTCTGCCCTCCTCTATCTGGTATAACAGAGTACCCTTTATTTAGAAATTTGGGCGCATGATGCTTATATATATTCATATTCCTCCCTATAAATTTATATTATACTATATTTTGTAATTATGCAAAGGTCTATGTCTTGGTCTGGGTCCTGGTCCCCTTTTGTTCCGATGGTCCCTTTTCTTTTTGGTTCTCATGGTCCTCTTTGGTCCTGTTTTACACCTAATATGTAACCCCGCTTGGTCCCTATTAACCACTTTACAATGGTTTACAATAAAAGTAGTGGTGGGGCTAGGCTTCGCCGCATCATACAAAATCATTATTCCCATGATATAAAATATAAATCCCATAACTTATCCTCCCTATCTGTGTTTACCTATATAGTTATAACAATATAGTACTATATAGTCTCTACGTAATAGTATACAATATAGTAATCCCTCTGTCAAGCTTTTTTCCCCTTAATAATATACCAATGATTAGTAACAGGTCTAGCCTTTCCTTCCTTTATAAGACACGTAATTGCCTCGTGCTGCCTTTCCACCAACAAAAGCTCTATATTCTGTACCAAAAGGTTTTGAAGCTCTCCAAAAGCCGTTTCTGTTGGGCACATCTCCAAAAAAGGTTTATACCTGATAGCCAAAGCTTCCAGATTGTTAATTAATAACTTAATACTTTTTTCATTATCCCCCATTTTTTTAGGGTTAATCATTTTTGCCTCCTTTTTCTTTTTGTGATAAAATAACCTCATGAAGATATCTTTTAAAATCATTTCTCCTCCCTATTCCATAAATAAAGCATATTACAGAAACAGACAATTAACAAAAGAGTGTAGACAATGGAGAGAGAACTTTCTTCTTCAACTCCAAGATCCAAAGATTCAAAAACTAATGGCAAAGATAACAGAGAAATTTGACTCCAAAAAACACTCTTTAGCAGTATCTTATCATTTTTATTATCCAAAGTCAATTCTCCTCACCAAAGCCGGCGGCATATCCAAGCGGTCTATGGACTTAACTAACATTGAAAAGTTAGTGCAAGACAACATTTTTGAAGAAAGATATAATGGTAGACTTATCAACGACATTATAATATCTAATATAAATATAGATGATAAATTCATTACTTCTCTTCACTCTTCAAAGAATCTTGGGGACTCTTATCTGATTCAGGTTGAAATAGAGATTCTTCCAATTCCTTTCTAGCCTTTTCCCTTGCCTCTTTTTCTAGTTCCCATACTTGCTTGAACCCCAGTAACATTTTCTCTAACTCTGTCATACGGTACCTCCAATGGGTAGTATCCACAATCTGGACACAATCCCTCTTCTGTTTTTGTTATTACACGCCACGTTCTTATGACGTCTTCTTCTGTATATTTATAAACCTTTCCACTTTTTGCTTTACATTCTCTCATTGCACCTATTGCGCAATTACACATCGATCTTGACCGTGAATTTTTCAATAAACTCATTCACACACTCCTCTAGTTGATTGTTTGTTGCTGCTATATTGGTACAATACTCATCTACAAATGACCATGAGATTTCATGCTTTACAGTAATCTCCTCTGGGGCATCTACTGTAATTCTTTCAGGTATTATAGGTTTAGCACCGCACCCTACCATAAATAAAATTAATAGTAACTTTTTCATTCAATAACTCCATTTTTTCTAATTTCCATTCTATACTGTTTAGTTATTGCCGCATTCACTTTGTTTAATTTATCTTGATGAGAGATCGGCGTTAAAGTTTCTATTTTTATTCCTCTCTCTAATGCCTCCTCCAATGTTTCAATTTTCTTTATATTAACTGGTTTACCTTTCTTTTTTCTGTTTCGCAAAGTAATTTTACGCCCAGCTTTCTTTCTTGTATTACTCATTATTTGCCCCTATTTTTATACTTTCTGTTTACTTTCTTTTTTGTTAATTCATTATAGTTTACAATACTACTTTCTATAATATCAATAATACCCATAGTAGTTATTTCGTCGGCACCCTCAAACTCATCTCTTTCCAAAATATTCTTAATTACTTCTGATAAAGTATCCTCATCTAACTTAGACATTTATTTTTCCTTTGTTACACACCAAGCATTACCGCAAGGTTTAATACAAAAATCACATTTATTAACTTTAAGTTTCCAGTAAATCATAATACTAATAAACACTATATTCAATCCATAATTTATTAATCTAGGCATTGCCATTGTCTGAAGCTCATAAACTAAAAGCCCTACTTCGCCTCCAAGCCATAATAGTAAAAAGCCCCATCCAATGTCACACCTTTTATTTTTAATAGACCTGACTGCTTCTGGTAACCCACACAATGCTAACATGATCCCTGAAATATATCCTATTGTTTCCATTTGTTTCCTTAAAAAAGGCACTGAGCAGTTAATATTGGGTGTAAAGGTGAAAAACAAAGGTATTCTCCTTTAGTGTTGCCCAGTGCCGTTAATATTATGCTACCATAACTTTATTAGCAAGCTCCCATAATTTCTGATTAATTGTAGTTTTTTTATGGATGCATTTAATTTCACTAGAACGGCGAATTTTGCCATTACTCTCAACCTCAATTCCACCTCTAATTAAATTCTCTTGTATTACATTGAATACAGTCCACAAGTCCTTGCCCGCGTCTTTAGGTCTAGAACTAAATAATAACTTTTCAAAAGACACTGTTACACCTCCTTGATAGTTAGGAGAATAAGCTTTATCCCATCTCAAACCAGTAGCCTCATAAGCAAATCTAATTCTTTCATTATCTGTTAAAATTCTATCATTCATTTTTAAAATAGTTTCTTTTATAATATTGATTCTATCTACAATATTATTGATAGCCTTCTTAACCTTACCTTCAAAGTTCTTACCTCGATGTGGTATCCTAGAGTCTGTAATAGTATCCCCAACCATTAAACCATTTTGGCAAACAAACCGATAAACTCCTAATTTTATTTGTAAAGATCCTCTGCCATTATGTGAATTAATTACAATGATCCTAAATTTACTGTCAGGCAAATGCCATCTATTTTTAAATCTATCCTCTAATTTAATATCAAAGGGTATAAGATGTCTCTGAAAGCCTCTATTTTCTTCTTTTCTTATTCCTGCTCTTTGAATACCATTTCTATCGCAAATAAAGCCATGTGACTCAATTAGTTCTATTAAATCGTCTGTGCTTTGAAACTTGTAATCTTTGCTTAAGGTATTCTTTGCATTTACTTGAGTTACTGGACATTTTACATTTATCATAATATTTACTCCTATTGTTATATGATGCTTTTTTATCGCATCGACCAAAGATAAATAAACTTAACACTAAAATTGCTGCAAGTCTAGATAGTAGATACATTTTACACTCCTAATGTTTAATCAATCCTATCTTAATATTACCTATTTTTGCTGCAATAGTATCATCTTTACTTGCGTCAAGATAACCTGCGTCAAGTAATTCCTGCTTTGAGTCAAAAATAACTGCATGTGGCTTGCTAGTATCTATTAAATGATCTAATTTGCCACCATATGATTGAATAATCTTTAAATTAATAGGTTTTATAGTTAAATTAACAATTGGTAATGATTTGGTGTATGCATAAAATAGCACGTCAGGGCATTTCTTAGCTATTTCCATCCATTTCTTAAAATACTCAAAACTATAAAAATCACCACTATCATGTATCCTTATCCTATTAGCCTTTTTCTTCCTTATTTCTGTTATCATTAAATCTACAAAATCATCTCTTTTAGTTGCGTCAAGTCTCCTCTCAAATGCTGGTTTAACATTACTCCACATATATGTACCTTTTTGAGCATAACAAAACTGAGCACATTCACCCGCCCACGGACATGACTTTAAAGCAGTAATACCGAAATTAAACGTCTTTAAACCATCAATCTGCTGCATTGCCTTAATCTTCTTATTCTGTGTTAAAAACATAATTGCCTCCTTATGTTGGATTAAATATATCACAATGAAACAGAATTGCAAGTAAAAAATGCATAATGAAATGTTTACAAGTCCACCCACGATAGGACACCTATAGCCACCCACTCTCCATCCTGGCACGATAAGTGTATATGCAAACTCTGTGCCACCCCCTTGCGATATGGACCCCCCTCCAATATATACGAAAAAATAAATAAAAGTATATACTTAGCCCCCTATTTTTCCCCCAACTAGACGCCCCCAACCTATTGAATATGCAATGTCGGGCGGGCTAATTTTTAATGAACTTCAGTGAATTAAAAATAGTCCTAAATTAATCCTAGTTGACAAATAAAAAAAGATATGATATCATCATAAATATGAAAAAGCCAGGAAAAGTAAAAATTGGATTTTATGTATGGAAAATAGAATGGTCAAAAGAAAAGAATGAAGAAATGTACGGAAAAACTGACCCTATGACAAAAATAATTACTATATATAGATCCCCAAATTCTCAAATTGAAAGAGAAACCTTATTTCACGAACTTATGCATGCGGCGGGCGAAGATAAATATGATTCTATATTTCAATTTTCTGGTAGTGATAAAGAAGAAAATCTTATAAGAATTTTATCCCCTGTGTTTATGCAAATGCTTTCTGATAACAGAGAGTTAACCAAATATTTGTTTAGTATATGAGTAAATATGAATTAACAGAAGCAAAAGAAATGTTTATGGCATTTCGACCAGTTAAAGAAATAGCTGAAGCTACAGGTATTAAATATAGATCTTTATTGTACCATACTAATAAATGGAAAGAAGAAAGAAATCTAGTTAGAAATGAATTATTAAAAGAATTAACTGAAAATAAAAAAGCAATACTAGTATCATTAACTGGAAATTCTTTGGCTTGCATTGACAGAGCAATAGAAGATCTGAAAAATCGCCCGAACCCTCCCTCTATCCATGAAGCTAGAATGTTAACTAATATTGTATCAGAAATAGATAAAATTATAAGGCTGGATGATGACAGACCTACTGACATTATCGCAGAACATAAACCTTCAACTGTAATAGAGTTGAAAAATAAACTAAAATGTGATCCTTTTTATTTAGAGGATGCAAACTACAGGGAGATTGCCAATGAAAAAACTATTACTAATTCTACTTCTGATGATGTTAAGTCTGGGAGTAAATGCGAAGAGTGATTGTGAAGAATGTGTTACTGAAGAAATTGCTTATTTACAATTAACAGAAAATAATACTGTTACTTTAAAAGGAGCTGTTACTTTTAATAGTGTATCAAATGTAGGTAAAGAATTATTACAACTAAGTGCAAAAACTAGAATAGATTCTGAAATATATTTAATATTAGATTCTCCAGGAGGTTCTATATATGCTGGAATGTCTTTTATTAATTTAATGCAATCTATTCCTCAAAAAGTTCATTGTGTAGCTAAGTTTGCTGCCTCAATGGCACACTCTATCTTACAAGCTTGCCCTGGAAATCGTTATATTTCAAAAGGAGATGGAGTAATTATGATACATAGGGCAAGGGGCGGCTTTTTTGGGCAATTTAATAATGGAGAAGTTGAATCTCAATTAAAATTATGGAAAAATATAGTCTCTGATTTAGAAAAAGCAAACTCTGCTAGAATGGACTATTCTTTAAAAAATTATAGAAAACGGTCTAAAGATGAATGGTGGTGTTCTAATGAAAGATGTATAAAAGAAAGATTCGTAGATAGTGCAGTTTATTTAAGATGTTCTTCTAAACTTATTGCTAAAAGATATAAAATTAATAAAAAATATTACTATTCAGGCTGTCCTCTTATACCAGGACATTTTAAATATGAGTATTATTAGTTTATCTCCCTCAGATAAATTATATCTCCAAATAATGGATGATTTGCATTCAAATTGGAATCCTCACCCTGGTCAAGTCAAGGTGGGGATGCCTCTTATTAAAAAAGATGTAAACACTCTATTTATACAATGTGGGCGAAAATGGGGCAAAACAGATTTTGCAATATATTTATTATGGAGACATGCTTTATTAAATCCTGGATCAACATGTTACTATATCACTCCCGAACTATCTCACGGTAGAGAAATTATTTGGCATAATTCTAGACTTGTTCAATTTGGTAGAGAAAGAGATGATATGGGACGTATTGTTCCTGGAGGAGAAGAACCTTTAAGAAAATATATTAAACATGTATCTAATGTAGATTCTAGGTTAACTTTAAAAAATGGATCTACTATAAAAATTGTTGGTTCTGAAAACTGGGCAGCCGCAAACGGCTTAACGCCCGATTTTGTGGTGTATGATGAATTTAAAGTCTTTCATACACAATTTCATAATGAAATGAATCCTAATAGAATTGTTAGGAAAGCACCTTTAGTAATTATTGGTACACCCCCTAAACCAGGAGATAGAAATGCAAATCAATACATTGAGTTTGCAGAAGAGTGTGAAGAGAGGAATGACTGTTTCCATATTATCGCCACATCTTATGATAATCCATTCACCCCTAGGGATGAAATTGACCGTGAAATCCAAAAACTCAGGCTTCGTGGTGAAGAAGATGTCGTTCAAAGAGAATACTTCGGAAAATTTGCAACAGGAGGCAGAAACGCTATTTTTCCAATGTTTGGAGAAAATTATGTTATAGAACATAATAAACTTATGTCAGAAATAAGTAGAGATGCAGGAAAAATGGATTGGTTTTGTGTAACTGACCCTGGATCAACTACTTGTTTTGCTGTATTGTTTGGGTGTATTAATCCATATACTAAAACTTTGTATTTACTTGATGAAATATATGAAACTAATCAAGAAAATACAACAGTTAGATCTATATATCCTAGAATTGACAATAAAATGATGGAGTTTTATCCTAGATCTTCAGTAGAAGACGATTGGTGTAAAATATATGATGAAGCAGCAGCTTGGTTTTCAACAGAAATTATGCATCAATATGGAATATATTTTATACCCACTGCTAAACATATGAATAAAAAAGAACATGGATTAAGTTTAATTAAAGATCAAATGTTACATAAATTAGTAAAAATATCAGATAGATGTAAAAAATTAAAATGGGAATGTATGAGATATACTAAAAATGATAAAGGGGAAATACCAAAAAGAGATGATCATTTAATTGATTGTTGGAGATATTTAAATGCTGCAGCTAATTATAATATGGTAGAAGTTATGGAAATGCTTAAACAAAAAAATGACGACGATAGAAGATACCATAAAATGAAAGACGATTATAATGAATTCCATAAAAACGAAGATTGGACATTTGATATAATGCCTTGGGAGGATTAAATGCTTGATATTAAACAAATTTTAATTATTACATCACTTTTAGGTTGCATTTTGGGTGTAATTGGTGTAATATTATCTATGTATGCCATTATTTTGGCAAAGAGTTTGGAGAAAGCAACACATTCAGTACAATTTATGCCAGTCAATGAAGCCATAGATCCAGCATTCTCTAACCAAAAAGATATAGTAAATTTAAATGAAGAGCAAAAAGAAGAAAATGAAGATGAGTATAGGATGGTGTAAATGAGTGATTTTTTTGATGAATTAGATACAGCTCATGATCAACGAAGTAATATAAAACCTTATCATAGTGTTAAAGATAAAAAAGATAAGGAAATACTTACTTGGTTAAACACTGTTATGGAAGCTTTAGAAAAGCAATCATTAGATAGACATAGGGTATTTAGAAAAAATTTAACTTCTTATAGAGGTTTAAAAGAAGATTTAAATAGAAGCGTTCCTAGAAACTATGATAAAATTAATGTAAATAAAGTAAATAAATTTGTAGTTAATCATTTATATGATATGACTGAAACTAAAATTTCTCAAATGTGTAGAATTAAACCTAGTGTAGATATTTTGCCAACTAATGACGAACATTCTGATAAAAACGCTGCATTAGCAGTAAAACATCTTATAAATCATTTATGGTATTTATATGATATGGATGCTTTATTACAAAAAACACAAAGATATTCTAGAATATTTGGAGAAAGTTATTTATTTATAGAATGGGATAAAGATAAAGGTGATTTACATCCTATATATGTAGCTGCAAGAGATTCAGGTAGAGATTTATTATTAACTAATCCTGATGGACAGCCTACTTTAGATAAAGATGGAAAGGAAGTATTTATTGACAAAGATATTCCAGTAAAAATTGGGGATATTAAATATGAAATAGAAGTTCCTTGGAGAGTATTTTTACAAAGAAAAAGAAAACTAGAAGATGTAGAATATTGTTTTAGAATTAAAGTAGAGCCTACAGAGGATTTAAAAGTAAAGTATCCTGAATTGAAAGAAAAAATTAAATCTGAAAAAAATACTAAATTATTTGATACATCTGATTTAACAGATAAACTTTTAGAAGAAGAAACTGTAACAATAGAATTTTTTCATAAAGTTACAGAATATTGTCCTGAAGGATCTTATATAAAATTTACAAAAGATGTTATTCTTGAAAAAAACGTATTGCCTTATTCTCATGGAGGGCTACCTTTTGAAAGATTAACAGATATGGATATACCTGAAGTATTAAATGGTGTATCTTCTTATGAAATGATTAGACCAATTCAAAATATGCATAATAATTTATCAACACTTTTGGCAAAAAATATCTATTTAACAGGTCATGCTAAATGGGTTATGCCGAGGGGGGCTTGTAAAATTGAAAGCCTTGGGAATGATAGTACTATTGTACAGTATCAGGGACCAATGGCTCCTCAACTACTCCAAACTAGACCAAATCCCCCAGAGGCTTATCAATTTAGAGACATGTTAAAAGATGAGATGGGACAAGTTTATGGAGTACAGGGTGTATCTAGGGGAACTCCTCCTAAGGGCATTACTGCTGGCGTGGCTTTACAATTTTTAAATGAACAGGAGCAAGAAAGAGCTACTACAGATGTAGCAAAACACAACAGTTTAATTCAAAATGTAGCAAAAAAGACTATAGCAGTAGCAGGAGATTATTATCAAACAGATGATGGTAGAATGTTAAGAATTGTAGGTAAAGATAATAAATATTCTATTAGACATTTTGATACAGCAAATCTTAGTAAAGATTATGATATTAGAGTACAAGTTGGATCAGCTCTTCCAGAAAGTAAAGCTGGAAAAATTCAAAGAATTGTAGAAATTATGCAATTAAAGCCAGATTTATTATCCAATGAAAGATGGATTGATTTATTAGACTTAGGCAATACTGATAAAATGAATACATTAATTACTGCTGCAGTTAGAGCTGCTGAATCAGAAAATGAAGACATGATGGCAGGTAGAGTGTGTGAAGATCCTCAAGATTATGAAGATCATATTATACATTGGAAAACTCATGTAAAAGAAATTCAAAAAAGAACGTTTAAAGAAGAATGTCCTCCTGAAATAAGAGAAAAAATATTAGAACATATAGGAATACATGAATTTGCTATGATAGAAAAAGCTCAAGCTAATCCTTTATTTGAAGCCAAATTAGCCGAATTACCTTTATTTCCTATATTCACACAAGGGTTTGTACCTAGATCTAGCAGGCACATGGAGTTAATAGTACAGGGACAATCTAATAGAGGAGAGCAAGTAAATGAAATAGTGCCAGGAACAGAACAAAATGAAGAAGCAGAACCATATTCATTAAATAAAAAGGGAGATAAAAAATGAGTGATGAAGCAGTGAATGAACAAGTAATTAATGAAGAAGTAAGTGTAGATGATAGTCAAGCGGCTAATGCAGATGCATTATCATTTGATGATTTAGATGAACTTACAGATAATAGGTCAGATAGTGACGTATTAAAAGAGGCTTTAGATGCAAATAAAGAAAAAAATGAGGGAGAAGAAGAGCAACCTCAAGCTTCAGAGAAAAGTGAAGCAAAAGAGGATTCTGAGGAATCTAAAGAGGATCAAGAAGATGCTGAAATCCAGGAAGAAATTAAAAAATACATGGGTAAATACGGTGAAGATGAGAATGAGATAGCAGCAGAAACTATGTTTAAGCATAAAGTAGATGGAGAAGAAGTAGATGTATCTTTACAAGAATTATTAAATAATTATTCAGGTAAAATACCTTTTGATAAAAGATACAATGAATTAAATCAAGAAAAAATACAATATACAAAAAATAAAGAAGCACATGATAAAGATGTAACACAAGTAAATCAGTATATTGATACTTTTAGAAGTAAATTACAAAATGGGGATGCTTTAGGAGCATTATCTTATTTTGCTGAATTTTCTGGAATGAAACCTTATGAGTTTAGGGATTCTTTACTACAGCAATTGGCTCCAGAAATAGATAGAATCAGAGAATT